TGGGGTCAGAAAATTGGTCAGCCACGGTCGGCCTCCTGTTCGAGTTCATCGGCTGAGCCGTTGTTGCCTACCGATCGCAACCACGCCGCCACCTCACGGATTGCGGCGCGGGCGTGGTAGTTCCACGTCATGTTGGTAAGGCCTACGTCATCGGCGGCGGCGATACCCTGTGCCACCCTCTCCACCAACCCCCCAGGCTGAGCCTCAGCACTGGCGGCGCGGAGTTCGTCCATGGCGGGATCGGGAGTCGGATCGGCGGCGTCCAACGCAATCAGGCGGTCGAGCTTGTCTTGCGGCGCGGCCTCCAGCGCCTCCACCCGCCGAAAGATCGCCCAGCTCAGGGCGCGCACCTCGGCCTGCTCCAGCTGGGCGGCCTCCAGCGCCTCGACGCGGGCGCGGAGTTCGAGGATGGTGGCCGCGGCACTGCTGCCGCGAATGCACTCAACTACAACATTTTTCCATGCTTGGGGATCTGCGCGATCCTGCTCAGGCGTGGCGCGGTGCTGGTCGGTCATGGCTGTGTCTCCGTGGTGTGGTGAGTGATCAGGCCGCCAGCATCCTCCGAACCGTTGACCGGGAACACCCCAGTCGATCAGCGATGCGCTGCTGTGTCCAGCCATCCCGCCGCCACCGCCGCGCACGCTGCTGACGGGACTCTGTGGCCCACAACAGGAACAGGACAGGGAAAAACAGCAGGGCCAGGATGGTGCAGATGGTGGTCATGGCAGGAATGGCGAGTGGATGGCCAGCGCCGCGCTCGGGCTGCTGACTTGGGAATCATACTGGATGGGTTCCGGTTCTGCACCCTAGGGGGTGGGGATTGGCAGGGCGCGGTGGGGGAGGGAGTGCCGGTAATGGGCCGGGCCGTCGTCCAGCTCCCAGGATTCATGGCGATGGCACCACCACCAACACCTCCCCTCCGCATCACACCACCCCTCGCGTTCCCAGGGCCGCTCAGCGACGGGCACCGGCTCGATGGCGGGGCGGCTCCAGCGGGCGAGAGCGGCGCGGATGAAAGCAGGCGCATCTTCAACAGCGATGCCAACACCTAAATCGCCGATCTCGCAAGTGTGCCTCCATGTCAGTTCTTCTATGGCCTCATCCGTCAGCACCTCAGACGCCGCCTCGCTGGCGTGGCGGGTGAGGATGGCGCCACATAGATCGGCAACATCTTCGGCGCAGACATTGCCGATCAGTCGCGCGGTAGGCTCCCAGCCGAAAGCGCACTCTCGAACCGCCGTTGCAATGGATGCGATTCGCTCCGTCACCCCCTCCGGCTCGGGCTGGGCCAGGGCGGTGCTCAGTGCAGCGAATGCGGCGGACAGGCGGGAGCCTTGCCAGCCTTCGCCAGGTGGGCCTTCATCCCAGTGGCCCTGAACCACCTCAAGGATCGCTTCCCATTGATCGGCGGGCAGTGTGATCGCGCGCGTGCTCATCGTGCATCTCCAGTGTGTGTGAATCCATCCAACCAGTCCGCCACCGAACTGGACCCGCCGTGCCGCTCCCGAAGGATCTGCCCCAGCTCAGCAGCGACGCTGCGGGCGACGGCGGTGCAGGTCTGGCACGGCTCAGGGCACCGGCCCGGCATGGGGCAGGCGGCCAAGGATAACCGGGTGGAGGGTGTTGGTAGGCGCCGGGCCTGATCACTGGTGACAGGCGCGGTGGCGATCCGGGCCAGGGCCTGCTGGGTGGGGGTGGTGAGGGTGATCATCGTGGGGCGGGGTTGTGGATCCGGTCGTTCACGATCCGCCGCAGCAGATCGTTCATCCCCTCCCCTGGCCGCTGCAGACGGCGTAACGCCTCGACTTGAGGCAGGGGCAGGACAACGGTTAGGCGGCGGGTTTCCATCAGGCGGCCTCCAGGTCGAAGAGGGTTGCCTGATCGCCAGGTTGATCCGGCTCGCCGGCCAGCTCTAGGTTTCGCACTGCCTGCCGGTAGTAGCTGGGCTTCAGCTCAATGCCGACGCCACGGCGGCCGGCCTTGACCGCCCCGTAAACCTCGCTGCCGACACCCATGAAGGGGGTTAGGACGGTCTCGCCGAGGTTGCTCCACATCACTACAGCGCGATCGATCACATCCAGCTGGAGCGGGTGCACGTGTTTTTCGTCTTCGCCATCCTTAGCGCTGCGGAACTGCAACACGTTGTCAATCCTGATGTCATCCCAGACGCTGGAGGCGTACTGCCGCCAAATCCACTGGCTGTACTGATTCTTTTTCTGGTCTCCCTTCATACCCCTGTATCCGTTCAGATCGGCTGGCACAGTGCGTTCGCCGCTGTAGTGCAGCAGGCCCACTTCGTGAGTTACGGGAACCAGGTTCTCGCCCTTGCGGCGAAACATCAACAGATAATCAGCATTGGCGATACTGTTGCGGGTTGAGTCTTCGCACAGCGTCTTGTGGTGCAGACTCTTCATCATTGTGCGGTTGCGTACTAGCAACGGTTCCTTCCAGATCACGCGGCGACCGCCGTAGGCGAATCCTCGGGCCTCATGCTCGCGGATGATGCGGCCTGGCAAATCAAACATTGCATCGCAGCCAGCGTTGCTCAACGGAATGTCCATGCAATGGACCGCCGAGATCCTGCCTGGCATTGTGATCCGGGAGATTTCATCAATGCAAAATCCGTAATGAGCGAAAAACTCGTCATAATTCAGGCAGTTCGACATATCCCGATCGTCGCTGCTGTACTGATACAGCCCGGCGAAGGGCGGAGAGTAGACAGTGAGATGCACCGATTCATCCGGCAGGCCTTGCATCACCTCGATGCAGTCGCCGTTGTAGATGGCGTAGTTGTCTGTGATAAACTGATCTTTTACAGCCATTGCGGGAGCCTCGGTGTGGTGGTGTAGAGATTGGTGCGCTTGATCGTGGTGGCGTTGTTCATCTGCGCCACCAGTTCCTCAAACATGGCGGACGCTCGCTCAGCCTTGCCGCGCATGTTGGCCAGCACTCTGGCCTCGCCTTCGGTGGCGATCACGTCAAGGTGAACCGTGCTCTGTTGGCCAAAGCGCCAGCACCGGCGAACCGACTGGTAGTACTGCTCGTAGCTATGGCTGGCGAACGTCACCACGTGGCCGCAGTGCTGCCAGTTCAAGCCCCAAGCGCCGATCTTGGGCTTAATCACCAGCACTCGCTGACGGCCATCGGCGAAGGCCTCGTAGAGCTCCACCTTTCGATCGTCTGGCGTGCGGCCGGCGATCTGCGCGGCATCGGGGATCAGCTGCTCCAGCAGATCGCCTTCAGCGTTAGTGTGGCACCAGATCACCGCAGGGCGATCATGCTCCACCAGCTGAGCCGCAAACTCGCAGCGCTCCTGCATGGTGCGCTTGCGCTCTTCCCGTTCCTCTGCCAAGCCGAAGGCGGGCATTGAGAACAGCATCCCCTCTGGTGGGGTGGCCGGAGCAATGATGTGATCGCGCTCGACCAGCGGCGGCAAGATAAAGCCATCGTTGGCGAAGCCCAGATCAGACGGCATCCGGCAAGCCCTGGCCCAGCTTGCGACCCAGCGCCAGAAGTGCTCGCGGGCGTGATGCTTAAGGCGCCACTGGCCGATAGTCTGCGACACCCTGAAGGCCAGCTTTTTGTAGTAGTTGGCGTTGGCGTTGATCATCGCTTCGGCTGACTCTTGCAGGCGCTCTTCGCGTTTCTGGCCCTTGTCATCCAGCTGTGCAAAGAACCGGCGCAGCATGTCGCTGTAGCTCAGTTCACCCAGCGCTTCAGATGAATTGCCCAGCTCGGTGTAATCGTTCGGCGCGGCTGTTGCCGTACAGAGCAGCCGGTAGGGCATTTTGGCCATGAAGCGCGTTACCGCCTTCCTGGTGTGGCCGTTGAACGACTTCAGGATGCTCGACTCATCGCAAACCACTGCGCCAAAGTCACCCGGATCGAACAGGTGAAGCCTGTCGTAGTTAGTGATCACGATCCGCCCCGGCACGCTGCCATCGCTGGAGCGGTGGCACTCGATGCCGAACTTCTCGCCCTCGCGGATGGTCTGCGCGGCGACCGCTAGCGGTGTCAGGATCAGCACGGGCCGGCCGGTGTGACGCGCCACGTTTTCAGCCCATGTGAGCTGCATGGCGGTTTTGCCCAGACCACAGTCAGCAAAGATTGCGGCGCGGCCCTTGCGCACGGCCCACTGAACGAGGGCCTGCTGGAAGTCGAACAGCTGGGGCGGCATGAACACTGGATCGAAGCCGTGGTCAGCGCCGGTGTGGAGCTTGCGGTCTAGGAACTCGGCGTAGGTGGTCATCGCAGATCCTCCAGCAGCAGCAGCTGCGCTGCGTCGCGCGCCGACAGCCGGCCCTCATTGCGCTGGTGCATCACCAGCAGCTCAGCGGCCAGATGCTCGATCACGGCAGCCACGCCACGGCGGCGGGCGGAGGCGTCGGGCCAGGCCTGCAGTGCATCGTTGAAGGCCTCTTCATAGGCCACGGTGCAGCGGCCTAGCAGGGTGTTGTCAGGCATCACTCCCCCTCCCCCACCAACCGCTCACACAGCGCCCACCACAGCGACGTGGCCAGGGTGGCGGCGCCGACGATCGACAGCACGGCGATGATCTCGACCATGCCGGCGAGGATGAAAAGGGTCACTGGGACACCTCCCTAACCTGCTGCCGCAGCGCCCGCAGCAGCACCGCCGTGGGCGATTCCCTGAGCATCCCCAGCTGGTGATCGATCAGCATCAGCACCCGGCCGCGCATCAGCTCCTGGCCCTGGGATAGGGCAGCCTGCAGCGCCGGGGATTCGTGCAGCGCCTCGGTGGCACGGGCGACGGCGGCCTGTTCGGCGGCGAGGGCCTGTTGGTCGGTTTCGATTCGGGCTAGCAGGGTGTCGAGCTGCTGGCGGATGGTGTTGATTGACGGGGGCGGCGCGCAGGGCGCCTGATGAAGGCTCATCGGTACATGGCGAGTGGTCTTCACCACCCTACCGCAACGGTTCCCCATTTGCACCCATGGGGGCGTCACTTTGCGCGATCTTCAAGGTCTGCCGCCATGTGGGCGGCGGAGCGCAGCAGCACGCTCAGCGGCACCGGCTTGGCGTCGCGCTGGCTGCAGCTGCGGATCGCCCGGCGGATGCCAGCAGCAATCGAGCCGCTGCCCAGCTCGCGAGCCATCAGCACCAGGTCGGGCGTCAGCCTCACAGCGTAGGACTCGCCGCTGGGGATCTTGCGGCCTCGCATGGCATCGCCTCTGAGTGGAGTGGGGTCAGCATAGGTTCCCATCCGGTACCCTTTAGAGTGGATTCACTGAACAGAGCGCAATGCCTAGCTGGCCCATCAAAAAAGGACACAAGCAAATCTCTGTCGAGTTACCCGCTGAGCAGGTGGAGCACCTTGACGCCGAGGCCAGCTTGCGCGGACTCGGCAGAGCTGGCTACCTGCGGCAGCTGATCTTCGACGACATGCGCCGGCAGGCTCGCGCTCAGCGTCAGGCCGCACGCAGCGCCGGGTGATCGCTGCCAAGCAGCTGCGCGACTGTCCAGGCGCCATGACCTGATGGTGGTGTGGCTAGCTCCAGTGCCTCGGGGTGGAGCTGCAGCACATGCGCCAGTGCGCCGGTGGCGGCAGCATCACCGCGCACCCCCTTGACGGCATGGGCCCAGGCGACGTGGCCGATGTAGCGGCGCCGCAGCTCGGCCATCTTCTCTGGCGGCCAGAACACTTCCTCGCAGCCGCCAGGCCACACCATCAGATTCATCGCCCCATCGAGGCGGATGCCGTAGCGCTCCTGGGCCAGCAGGTCGTAGCCCGCCAGCTGCAGCGGCCACGCCTGATCGGGCTTTGCCTTTTCCTGGCTCACCTTGGTTTTCCAGTCCACGATCAGCCACTGCCCGGCTACGCGGGCGATCAGATCCGGCGTGCCGGTGTAGAACAGCCGCAGCGATGCCAGCGGCGACTCGCAGGCGATGACATCCTCGACCTGCGGCAGGAACAGCCGCCGCCATGTGGCCAGCAGCATCAGCGACTCGGCAAACTGCACCGGCGGCGCGGCGACGCTCAGCAGCTCCTGCCTGATCAGGGCGTGGAGCTCGGTGCCGATGTCGGCCCGGCCGTTGCGATGCAGATCCATGTAGGCCTCGGCCTCATCCGGCCGCATGCCTTCCTTGTTGATCAGCTTGTTGCGCCAGTGCTGCGGGTCGAATCCTTTGGCGCCAGAGAGGCCGAGCACCTGTGAGCAGCTGGGCGGCTGCAGCCACCGCCCACGGCGCTGCGACCACACCCAGTAGCGATGGCTGGGCTCATCAAATGAAATACCCCCCTGCTGCGGCAGGAGGGCGATCCGTGGGCGATCGGTGGTCAATCAGCCGCCCCATCCGCCGGGGGCAGGCTGTCCCCACTGCGGCGGTGCTGCTGCTGGCGGAGCAGCTGCCGGAGGCGCCGCAGGGTAGCCCGCTGGCGGCCCGGCAGGTTGCGGCGCTGCTGCTGGCGGATACGCAGCAGGCGCAGGCTGTTGGGCGGGCTGCCCATAGGCGGGCGGCTGGGATGGGGCTGTGGAAGCTGCGCCCCACTGCCCGCCGCCCTGCTGCTGTGCCTTTTGCGCCAGGTACTGGGCCCGCTCAGAGGGGCTTTCGATCTGGCCGTTCAACACCGGGGCGTTGTTCTCGCCGGTGCCGCGCCAGACGGACAGGCGCAGCTTGAAGAACTGCTCGCCGGTCTGCTGGTTGACTTCGAGGCCTTGACCCTGCTGCATCTGCTGGGACAGCTCCCAGATCAGCTGGGCAGGGAGCTCGACAGCACCGTTCAGGATCGGGGCCTTGGGGTTCTGGGACGGCTGGGCGTTCCAGAGATTGACACGTGCGCTCTTCATGGTCAGACGTATGCGGAGGGATCGGGTTGAGGCTGTGGAGCAGGGGCGGCCCAGGGCTGCTGCTGGGGCGGTGCGGCATAGGCGGGCGCCGCCGGCGCTGGCTGGTCCCATGGCTGTGGAGCTGCAGCAGGCGCCGCGTCATGCGCTGCATCTTCATCGGAGGCGCAGATGCCCAAGAGCAGCTGCAGATTCACCCTGAAGCCGCTGGTGGCCGCAGCGCTGATTGCGCTGGAGCTGGTCAGGCTCAGCACCGGGAACTGAGACAGTCGCCAGCCGCCGCCGCTGTGCCGCAGCATGGTGGACACCACGAACCCACCTGGCACGATGCTGATGGTGTTGGCGATGATTACCTGCTGCGCCATTAGGGCAGGGCGGACGGCCTCCAGCAGCCCTGGCAGGTTCAGGTAGGCGTGGCGCCGACCTTTGATGTCGGCTGCGTCGTTCGGAGCCAGGCTGCCGAACGCAGGGAAGGCGGCAGCCACTGCCGCATCAAGCGCGGCGAGCTGCTGCGACGTGGGGCCGCAGTTGGGCGGCAGCAATTCATCGATCGGGGCGGCATCAGCCCCGCGTGCTGTGGGCATGGTCAGGATCGAGCGGTAGGACGGCCAGATTGGGCACGGCTCTGGCGGGCCGGGTCAGCTGCGGCGATCAAGCTCAGCCTCCAGCAGCAACGCTGCCATGCTGTTCATTGATCGCCGGTCATCAGCTGCCGCCGCCCGTAAGCGGTCGA